CAGCTTTGAAGTCACCGACCCCCTGACTGGCCGCGTGTACGGCAGCAAATGGTTCTGGTTGCAGATGCTGCAAGGCGATACCGCCGACAACATCCCCGGCCTGCCTAGAGCAGAGGGCAAGTTGTGCGGGGAGAAGACCGCCGGGAAGTATCTGGCCGACACCACCAGCGACTGCGAAGCCTACGCCATCGTCAGCCGCCTGTACCAAGCCCACTACGGCGACCCGTGGGCCGATGCCTTGGTTGAACAGGCGGCGCTGCTGTGGCTGCGGGGCGGTGTGGCGGCGCAAGTGCAGGACTTCCTGCGCATCGTCCCCTACACCGACGAAATCAAACTGGCAACCGTGCGGCTACTGCGCCGCGTAAAGGAGCAGAGATTGACCACATCCATGCTCAAGCCCGTCAGGCTCAAGCTCAAGAAGGAACAGCAGGGTAAGTGTCCGCTATGCGGGCGTCCGATGGACGAAGACAACGTGTTAGACCACGACCATGCAACCGGGGACATCCGCGCCACGGTCTGCCGCTGGTGTAACGCGGTGCTGGGCAAGGTCGAGAACTGGAGCTACCGCATCGGGCGCGGTATCGACCCGCTGACCTTTCTGGGTAACGCCTACGCCTACCTGCAACACCACCACGCCCACCCTACGGGCATCAAGCACCCCACCTTTAAAACCCCCGACGAGCAACGCGAGCGGCGGAACGCCCGCGCCCGTGCTGCCCGTCGTAAAGCCAAGGAGGCACGTTGACCACACCCAAGACCCTGATACTGGATATTGAAACCGCGCCCGTACTGGCCTACGTCTGGCGCACCTACAAGGAGAACGTCTCTTACGACCAAATCAGTACCGACTGGTACATCCTGGCCTTTGCCGCCAAGTGGCTGGGCGAGAAAGCCATCGTCTACCACGACCAATCGCGCAGGAAGGATGTGGAGGACGACCGCATCCTCATGGGCAAGCTGCACAAGCTGCTGGACGCTGCCGACATTGTGGTGGCGCACAACGGCAAGCGGTTCGATGTGCGCAAAATCAAGGCCCGCTTCATCCTGAACGGCTTTGCCCCGCCCTCTCCCTTCAAGGTGGTGGACACCCTGCTGGAAGCCCGGCGCGAGTTCGCCTTTACCAGTAACCGGCTGGTCGCGCTGACCGACCAACTCTGCCCAGAGCAGAAAAAGGATACGCACGGCGACTTCCCCGGCTTTTCCCTGTGGGCCGAGTGCCTCAAGGGGAACCGTGCCGCGTGGCGGGCCATGAAAGCCTACAACATGCAGGACGTGCGGGCGCTCGAAGCCCTGTACATCAAGCTGCGCCCGTGGATCGTCGGACATCCCAACGTGGCGGCGTACACCGACCCCGAGCAAGTGACCTGCCCCAAGTGCGGCAGCACACACGTAGAGCGCCGGGGCCACGCCTTTACCCAGACCGGCAAGTACCAGCGCTACCGCTGCAAGGACTGCGGCGGCTGGTCACGCGGGCGACTGACTGCGAACACCAAAGAAGTGCGCAGAAATCTACTCATCAATTAAGGACATCGCATGACAAGAAGCATCGGCTTTATCGGTTTAGCAGGGGCAGGTAAGGACACCGCTGCCCTCGCCATGTGCCGCGAGTTCAGGGAGCACGGTCAGGATGTGGGGATTGTCAGTTTCGCCTCACCTATCCACCGCATCAGCCGGTTAGTGGGACTGGACCCGGACGACCGTACATTGAAAGAGGTTCCCCAGAGCATGGCCGTGGACGAGTTCTGCGACCGCTTCCAGCACGCCATCGACACCGTGCTGGGACAAGACCTAAGCGAGCACGGCCGTGTCAGCCTGTACGCTTACACAATGACTGCCTTAAGCAAGCGTGTCTATCAGGGGCGGGCAGGTCACTGCGTCGATATCTCACCACGGGTGTTCATGCAGGCACTTGGTACCGAAGGCGGGCAAAGCGTGTGCCCGACCCTATGGATAGACCTTGCCGTCAGCCGGTGGCGTGGGTACCGGGACTACGTACTCGTCCCGGATGTACGCTACGAGCGCGAGGCCGCGCTGATGGATACGCTGTACGTCGTTGTGCGCAAAGGCGTGAATGCCCCCGTGAACGACCACCCCAGCGAAGCGCTGGCCGCACACCTGACCGCTGGCGGTAGCCTTGACATCTCCTTGCCAGTTGACCGCCTGTACAACGGGCGCGGTCTGCGGTACTTCGAGAAGAAGGCGGCGCACTTCGCCCGTAAGATCATCCGTGGGGAGGTACGGGCCGATGGGTGAGGCGACGGCTGCCGTAGACGACAGCCCGGCCATCACCTCGCAAGCGGCCTTGGAGCGGGAAATCCATCACGCCGGGCGCGAGCGGTTCTTGGCGCGGGTACTCGACAGCGAGCAGGCAGGCCGGGCGGACACCAACCCCTACGCCCGCCCGCTGTACCGGCGCTGGCTGCTGCCGCTGATTGAGCAGGTGCAGGACGCCGTGGCATCCGCCGGTAGGCCGGGGCGGCGGCGAGCACACGTGGGGCTGATTAAGGCCCTAGATCCGGCCAGCGTCGCCTTCGTGGGCATGAACACGGCGCTTTGCACCATGATGGCAGGCGATAGCGAGGTGGACGCCCGCAAGCTATCCCGTGCCGTGGGCGCAGCCGTGTTCCGGGAGCTGGTGGTGGCGGTCTTTGCGCATGCCGAGGCCGACGAGTACGGACGCATCCAGCACGCCATCACGCAGCGCGGCTCCCGCGATGCCCGGTACAAGTACAACAGTATCCGGCACGCGGCAGACGAGGCGGGGGTGGCGCTACCCGAGTGGTCGTCCAGCGAACGCGAGCAAGTGGGCGGCTGGCTTGTGGAGGTACTGCGATCGCTGGGCTTCTTGACCGTGGTGCGACGGCGCAGCATCAAGCTGGGCGGCAGCATCCGGGAGCACTTCATCGCCACCTTGACCGATGAGGTGCTGACGGTCGTGGCAACCATGACGGAGGTGGCTGCCCTGCACATGCCGGTACACGTCCCCTTTATCGAGCCGCCGCGTGATTGGGTGTCTTTTGCCAACGGCGGCTACCATACCGCCGCCATGCGTCGCTTGGTGCCAAGCTGCATCGCCACCCCTCGCGTCCACAAGCAGGAGATGCTGGACATCTACCGGCAGGCGGACTTGTCCCGCGTGCGCGCCGCCATCAACCACCTGCAAGCGGTGCGCTGGCAAATCAACGGCGACATGCTGGACACCCTGCGCAAGCTGGCGACCCGCCTAGAAGTGGGAGAGCTTATCCCGCACGCGGAGACCAAAGCGCCGCCCAAGCCGTCGTGGCTGACCGGCGACACTGCGCCTGCCACCATGACCGGGCCACAGCGCGAGGAATTCATGGCTTGGAAGCGGGTAATGCGTGTCTGGCACACCGAGCAGCGTATCCGCAGAACCAAGTTCCAGCGTTTCTGGTACGCCACCCGGGTAGCCGAGCGATACCGCGCCTATGACGCCATCTACTTCCTGTATCAGGCGGACTTCCGGGGCAGGCTCTACGCTGTCACCACGGGCGTCAACCCGCAGGGTAGCGACATGCAGAAGGCGCTGCTGCGCTTTGCGGACGGCAAGCCGCTAGCCACCCAAGACGCCCGCGACTGGTTCATGATTAACGGCGCAAACCGCTACGGCGTGGACAAAGCATCCTTCGCCGAGCGCATCCAGTGGGTGCGGGATAACCACGGCCACATACTGGCGATGGCCGCTGACCCGCTGGCGCACGACGGCTGGACAGAGGCCGACAAGCCGCTGCAATTCCTCGCATGGTGCAAGGAGTACGCGGCATGGCAGCGCGACCCCGAGGGCTTTTTGTCCCATCTGCCGGTGGGCATGGACGGCTCCTGCAATGGCCTACAGCACTTCTCTGCCATGCTGCGCGATGCCGTAGGCGGTGCCGCCACGAACCTTGTGCCTGCGGATAAGCCACGTGACATCTATCAGCAGGTGGCCGACGTGGTGCAGGAGAAGCTGGCCGCGCTGGATATCGCGCAACTGTCCGAGCTAGAGCAGACGCTTGCCCGCAAGTGGCAGGCGCACGGTGTTGGTCGCAGCTTGGTGAAGCGCTCGGTCATGACGTTGCCCTACGGGGCGACCCGCTTTTCCTGCGCACAGTTCATCGTGGACGACTACCTGTACAAGGGCGAAGCCCCCGAGTTCGAGCCCGCCGAGTACATGCGGGCGGCGAACTTCTTGTCGCACCACGTCTGGGCGGCCATCGGCGAAGTCGTCGTAGCCGCACCCGAGGCCATGGCGTGGCTGCGCACCTGCGCAGGCAAGCTCATGGCGGCGGGGCAAGAGACCATCCGGTGGGTATCGCCCAGCGGCTTTCCGGTCGTGCAGGCGTACTTCGAGGCCGACATGATGCGGGTGAACTCGGCGCTCTTGGGTGGCGTACAAATCAAGGTAGCCAACGCCTCCGAGCGACCCCACAAGCCGCGCCACAAGAACGGCATCTCGCCGAACTTCGTCCACAGCATGGACGCTGCGCACCTGACCCTGACCGTGTTGGACGCGGCCAAGCAGGGCATTACTTCTTTAGCCATGATCCACGATGACTACGGCACGCACGCGGCAGATGCGGCTGCGCTTGCCCGCATCATCCGTGACACTTTTGTGAGGATGTATGAAACCAGAAACCCCCTTAAATGGTTCAGGGAGCACTACGAGGGGCTGCCCGATGTTCCGGCGCTGGGTACGCTGGATATTCGGCAAGTGCGACAGTCGCCGTACTTCTTCGCGTAAGGGTTCGGGCAATACCGCTGCCCTGAAAGACACATTTACGACAACCGTTGTCCGGCTCGACACCGACCAGTACCGCGCCTTGGAGCGTCAGATGCTACCGCCCGCCGTCACGACCGCGACCACGGAACTCATGGCCGGATACCAGCTAGGCATCCAGACCGTCTTGAAAACCTTGCGTGAGGGCTACGTCCATGGTGCAGGCTAGACCACTAACACACGACGCTCGGCTACAGCGAGCCTATCAACGGTGGGGATTTAAACCCGTCTCGGCGGAACTCTATAAGGAACTCCCGTGTTTAAGAAGCTAAAGAAGGCAGTGAAAAAGGTGTTCGGTGGCGGCTCGAATAAAGTCGCCAAGGCAGCCAGACAGCAGGCTGCCGCCATCGCGGCGGCCTCTGCCGCGCAGGTTGCGCAACTGAACCAGCAGGCACAAGGTGCGGCGCTGGCGCAGCAGGCGGCGATCAATCAGGCGAATCTGGCGGCGCAGTTGCGCGAGCAGGAACAGCAGGCCGCAGTCGCCCCTGCGGTCAAGCTGGAGGGCAACACCCCGACCACCGCCGACCCGCGCCGCAAGTACCGCGCCGCAGGGGGCATGAGTTTCGGCGGCGTCGGCGGTGCGACCGCAGGCGGTCTGGGCATCCGCATCTAGGGAGCGCAGATGAACGTTAAACACGCATGGACGCAACTGGATAACGAGCGCCAAGGGTTACTTGCCCGCTGCGAGAAGTACGCCGCCTACACCCTGCCCGTACTCTGCCCGCCCGCAGGCTACAACGAGAAGCAGGACGAAATGCAGACGGATTACCAGTCCGTCGGCGCACAGGGCTTGAACAACCTGACCAACAAGCTGATGCTGGCACTCTTTGCACCGTCTCGCCCGTTCTTTCGGCTGGACATCCCGGAAGAAGTCCAGCAGCGGCTGCGGGCAGAATCGGGCTTTGATCCCACGCAATTTCAGTCCGCCATGGCCGTAGGCGAGAAAACCGCCATCCGGCGTCTAGACCAGAAGGCGTCGCGACCTGAACTCTACCTGGCTTTGAAGCAGATGATTGTGACTGGCAACTGCCTGCTGATCCTCAAGGACAACATCCGGGCAGTCGGCATTAAACGCTACGTGGTCAAGCGCTCGCAGTCGGGCAGGGTTATCCGCATCATCGTCAAGGAAGATGTGCTGTTCGATGAGCTGTCGGACAAGGCGCAGGAACAGTTACTTGCCAAGACCAGCAGGTACCAGACACACCGTCTAAGCCCTGACAGCAAAGCGCCGACCGTCTCGCACTACACCGATATCCGCTACGTGGACAAACGGTACATCGAAACCCAGCATGTGGACGAGTACCAATTAGAAGGCCGCGAGTTCGAGGGCAAGTACGACGACGACAGCCTGCCGTATCGGGCGCTGACGTGGGAGCTGCACGACGACAACGACTACGGCACCGGACTGGTCGAGCAGGCCGCAGGCGACTTTGCCGCGCTCTCTGCCCTGTCGCAGGCCGAAGTCGAAGCCGCCATCTTGGCCTCACAATTCCGCTGGCTCGTCAACCCTGCCGGGCAGACCAAGCCCGAGGACTTGGAAGCCAGCGATAACGGCGCGGCCTTGCCGGGCGTAGACGGCGACATCGTGCCGCTTGTCACCGGGACAGCGGCCAGCCTGCAACACATCGGCGCGGCCAACGCCAAGTACGCTACCCGGCTGGGCAATTTGTTTCTGCTGGGTAGTGCTTTGGTGCGCGACGCCGAGCGCGTCACGGCAGAAGAAATCCGCATGCAGGCCAACGAGCTTGAGACATCGCTAGGCGGCGTGTACTCGCGGCTGGCGGTGGACTTGCAGCTACC